AGATTCCTAAAACAATTATAAACAGAATCCCAAAGACTAAGAACTCAGAAAGTCCAACTTGGTTTGAAGGCCAAAAATATCAGTGTGTACCAAAAGAAGGATACACAAAAATGTTCGAAAAAATGTTAGATGGGATAGAAGTTGTTTTAAATGCGGGGCAGGAAGAATGGAGGGGGGAGGATTACGATAAAGTTATTTATACAGGTAGGATAGATCAGTATTTTAATTATTGTTTTGGGCAATTGCCTTACAGGTCTTTAAAGCTAGAGCATTACTCAACAATGGATAAGCAAGACGCACTTGTTTACAACGAATGCAATAAGAAAAATAAATGGACTAGACAGTATGATCATTCTTATTTTAGTTCCAATCACTCAGGAGAGACTATAATTACCCGAGAATACCCGAAAAGTATGGAGGAAGGAGATATTCCATTCTATCCTATTCCTTGGGGAGAAGGCCAAGAGATGTATTTAAGATATGATGAATTAGCTAGAAAAGAAAAGGATACTGTGTTTTTGGGCAGATTAGCTAAGTATAAATATCTGGATATGTGGATGGCGGTTAAGCATGTTTTTTTGAAATTTAGACGTTAATTTGTTGAATTATTCTTATGAATTTAGATAATCAGGTACGTATGAATGAAATTAAAATCACCTTACAAGAAAACGAAGCTAATGCACTCCTTCAGATTATTGATATCGCTGTAAAAGCTCAAGGGCTTCAGATTGCTGAAGCGGGGTCTTTCCTTGCTACTAAAATTCAAGAGCAAGCAAAATATCAACTACCCCAAGCAGAAGCAGAAGCAGAAGTAGAAGCTCCAACTGAAGAAGAATAAAAATGCGTTTTTCTGGTAAAGATCGGATTGTTAAAGAAGTCCAAAAAAAACTTGGCTTGCGTGGTGATGGGATTGATGGTCCCACTACATGGAAGATGATTTGGGAGAATCTAGTTCACGATAACAAAGGGGAACCAGAAAAACCAGAACCGCCAGTGCAGGAGTTCAAAGAGGATTACCCCGAAGTTTACAAAGCCTCTCCGAACCAGTCTGGAACTATTAAGCCTAAGTATGTGATTTTGCATCATAGTAGTGGAAGCCATGATGGGACTCGTTCTTGGATTTTGAATGCTTCATCGAAGGTTAGTTATCACTATCTTATTGCTGCTGATGGGTCTCGCACACAATTCGTCTATGACAAAAAAAGAGCTTGGCATGCAGGAAGATCTTCTTGGAAGGGTGTAAGCGGTTTAAATGGTCATAGCATTGGTATCTCTTTCTATGGAGATACGAACAAACGCACTCCAAGTGCGGTTGAAATTGATTCTGCTGCTAAAAAATGCAAATACCTTATGGATAAATTTGACCTTGGAATAGAAAAAATTCTATCTCATAAAATGATTGCGCCGAATAGGAAGAATGATCCTTCAGATGAAACCTATAAAATGGTCATTAAACGCATAAAAGAGCTTTAAAAGTGAATGAAGAGATATTTCATATCAATGTAAGCCGTCACGACATCTTCGACTACGTTCTTTCTAATTCTGTTTATGATCCAGTGGAGAAGTGTATTGATGCTACAATTTATGAGACATACGTAGGTTACATTTTTAATATTAGAGATCAGGAATATGTTCATCAAGACAGAGATTATATTTATTTTTACAAAGAACTTTTTAAATTAAAGGCAAGAGCTTGTGACATGCAGACCTCAGAGATACTTAGGTTATGCGAAGAAATAGAGGAAATAGCTCCTAAGACCGTTAAATTATAAAAAATAGTTGACACGGTTTAAAATGTCTTTATACTGAGGGTAGATATGGAATACGAAGAACTAAGTAAATCGGTTATTGAGTGGGGACAAAGCAAAGGAATTTTAGATTCTTCTACCCCAATTCGACAACTAGACAAGACGCAAGAAGAGCTTGATGAAACAAGAGTAGCCCTAAAAAAGCTAAATGATTTTGATTATCAACGTGATCTGATGGAAAATATTGGAGTGCCTACTCCAACTAAAGAGGACATTCTTGCAGAAGTTAAGGACGGCATTGGAGACATGTTAGTTACTATTATTTTACTTTCTGAGATGGTCGGGTTTGATACCACATACTGCTTAGAAGCAGCTTATGATGTAATTAAGAGTCGCACTGGCAAGATGGTGGACGGACAATTTGTAAAAGATCAGTAATGAAAAAAGTAAACACTTACCAAGCAAAAAAGAAGATCCGACGTAAAGGAGTACATGCTAAAAGCAAGACTTCTAGGATCAAAAGCTCCAAAAACTACAAGAAACCCTATAGGGGTCAAGGCCGATAATTCCCTGCTCCCTCGCTTAGTGTAATAAGCTATACAAACAAAATATTGTTATGGATATTATTGAGATTATTACATCATTCGTCGAAGATCAGGCTTGGTTTAACTGGGCTTGTGCTATTATTGCTGCGGCTAGTGCATTTGCTGCTGCTACCCCAACTCCAAAAGAGGGAACTTGGCTCTCAAAAGCTTACAAAATCGTAGATTTTCTCAGCGTTAATTTCGGTAAAGCGAAAGACAAAGGAGATAAGTAAAAATAACTTATCATAATTTACATGATTGAACCGTGAGGATAATTGTATTGTCTGTTATCACATCTCTTTTTTGTTACTCAGCTATTTCTAATAAGGGCGAGGCAAAAGAAAAGGAGAAGATTAAAAAACGACAGTAAATATAAATCATTTTAAATAATTTAAAAGCCGTCCTTCGGGACGGTTTTTTTTTGATTAGCTATTGAATTTTCATGTATTCTAGCTAAAATTAGTCAATGAAGTTAGAGCCTGTATTTTCAAAAGTACAAAAACACGCTAAGGGGTGGGGGGAAGAAGTTTGGATAACTAACAATGATTTGTATTGTGGTAAGATTTTGAAGTTCAATGAGGGTGCGGAGTTTTCTATGCATTATCATATCAAGAAAGAGGAGACTTGGGCCGTCATCGAGGGCAAATTGATTTTAAAATATTATGATTTAGGTAATGCTATTGAAAAAGAAGTTGAGTTGGAAGAAGGGGACACTGTTCATTTGCGACCATGTATTCCTCACAAACTTATAGCTCTAAAGGATTCTAAAGTTTTTGAAGTTAGCACTCAACATTTTGAGTATGATTCTTATAGAATCCAAAAAGGAGACTCACAAAAATGAAAATATTAATTATCGGAGAGTCATGCTTAGATATTTTTACTTACGGATCTGCTGATAGATTATGTCCAGAAGCTCCAGTTCCTGTTTTTAAGCAGGACAACTCAGTTACTTTCATGGGTATGGCTTCAAACGTCCATAGAAATGTCCTTGCTTGCCTTAATAATTTAGGCAAAAAAGCAGAAGTAGATATTAAAAGTAATCAAAGCACTGGAGCGAAGGTTAGATATATTGACTCTAATTCTAATCAAATGTTTTTGCGCGTTGATTCAGATGAGTATAAAGAGATTAATAAATTAAAGTTGAGAGAAGCAAGTGTGTGGTCTTACGATGCTGTAATTGTTTCTGATTACAACAAGGGATACCTTACAGATAGAGATTTGAAATATATTGCAGATAATTCTCAAATATCTTTCTTAGACACTAAAAAGAAATATAACCCTGAATGGGCTAATTCGTTTGATCTGATCAAAATTAATGAAAAGGAATATAAGGAGAATGGATTTGAAGGGATGGGGATGGAAAACCTCATTGTTACTTTGGGGAGTAAGGGGTGTAGGTTCAGGGGAAAAAAATACCCTTTAAAATCTGTGGCTCAAGTAAGGGATGTGAGTGGTGCTGGAGATACTTTCCTTGCTGCTTTTGCAAGTAATTATTTATTTAATCAAGATATAGATTTAGCTATTGATTATGCTCAGACTTGCTGTAGCATCGTCGTCAGTAAAGTTGGAACAGCAACGATATGAATCACCCTAAAATAGTTGATACATCTACGATCATGCACCGTTTTTCGATAGGAACGGAAAAGATGGCTTTTACAAACGGTTGCTTCGACTTATTTCATGCAGGTCACGCGCACCTTCTCCAATCAATAAAAGAAGATTTACCTGACGATTATAAATTAGTTGTTGGCGTGAATGGAGATGAAAGTGTTAAGAAAAATAAGGGTTCAGAAAGGCCCATTATTAGCCAAGAGCAGAGAGCTTTCCTTGTGGCTTGCAATGAGTGTGTTGACTACGTTTTAGTATTTAATGAATCAACAGTCTCTGGTTACCTGAGACACTTTAAGCCCTCTCGTTGGTATAAAGGTGGAGATTATAGTATCACCACATTACACCCCGCTGAGAAAGCAGAGTGTGGGCAAACAGAGGTATATTTTATTCCATTTTCTGAGGATATAAGCGCCACAAAAATTATAACAAAAATTAAAGAACTATGAGAACTTTTATCGTAGATATTGATGGGACTATTTGCACAGATAGTAGGGGTAGATACGAGTTAGCCAGACCTATGGGTTCTCGGATACAATACTTCAATGAACTGTATAATAAAGGTAATGAGATTATCTACTGGACAGCTAGGGGAGGTAACTCAGGCAAAGACTGGACTGAATTAACCAAGAAGCAGCTTGAAGAGTGGGGGGTCAAATATACAGAGCTTAGGATGAATAAGCCATCATACGATTTTTGGATCGATGATAAAGCTTATAATGGGAATAGGTTCTTTGATGAACTTTATTTATAACTACCAGTTGTGGGTCCAGTAAGTGACTGCATAACTGTTGGGATATGCTTCCTTTATTTTTTCTACATCCTCCCAATCTACATCACGGGCCTTTTGATCATGATGATGATTCCCCCATGCTCTTGGGTATATCATATCATTAGCTAATTGTGTGTAGTTTGGTTGGTAAGCGCTAATTGCCCAGTTAAGTCTAGTTGGTCCTGCTATTTGTTCTACAGGTCTAATTATATTTTTTCCTAGATCTGAAAAAGAATCATTAGCCATACGCAACCAAAAGGACTCGTTTTTTTGAGAATACATCCAAGCATTTGGGTAGGGTTGTCTATGATTATTGTGTTTTCCTAAAACTATACTATCCCCAAAAGGACTTACTAACAAAGGCTCCAAATCCTTCAAACAAATAAAGTCCATATCAGCATAGATCCCTCCATACTTATGAAGATATAGTAATCTACAAAGATCAGATTTAACAACTCCTATCTCAATGTTTTGGAAAACCTCCCAAAACATTGGGTAGTCGTCTCTTACTAACCTTTCGTTGTCCTCATCAGTCCAGAATTTGTATTCCCAGTTAGGATTCATATTTTTCCACGATTCCTGCCATGACTCTCTATAAATATTACGGGGGACATTATAGTCCTTCCAAGTCTGATGTATAATTTTTTCCATTACCAAAATTTAGTCTCGTTTACCCTACCATTGATATTCGACGAACCTGCTCGCTGGCCTACGATCCATTCTTCCGGGCAGTAAACCTTCCAGTCCTCGCGGCGATGAGCTAATTCTAACTGGTGGTCAATGTGCTTGTTTGTTTTACGATAGTCTGTGGCATATGATATATGTCGGTATAATTGCTCAAAAGTAGACTTGTTGACGGCGTAAGCGTGGGTTCGGTTGACGGATTTGCCAATTACCACATTAGTTAAGCCTGTTTCTACTTTAGTTTTACGGTGTTGTCCTCCTAAATAAATTTGACCCCAATCGTCAGGCACAACTTCCATAAACTCATTAAGTTTCTGTAACGCATTGTCTTTAAAGATTATATCGTCTTCCATAATCAATACATTATTCAAGGTTAATTCTTCCCGATCATCTCTAGTGTGTAGAACATCTTCTAGGATTCTCTGGTGAGAACGCAAACAACCCCATGCTCCTCTACCAGAGCGCCAGTCAGCAGGGCAGGTTGTCCAGTCACCAATAATAGCTGGGTAATAGTGGACCTTATCGTTATCTGCCATTTTCGTTTCTTCAAGATGCTTCTTTGTATCTTCAAGACGATCTGGTCTATGGGCGCAATTGATTACATATACGCGATCAAATAAATCAGTTAAGTTTCTCATAATTAAATTAATTAGACCCCGAACCAGATCCCGAATCAGATCCCGAATCAGATCCCGAATCAGATCCCGAACTCGATGACGAACCAGATCCCGAACCAGATCCCGAACCAGATCCCGAACCAGATCCCGAATCTATCACGGTAACCGTTCTTGACGCATATCCCGTATTACCTGAGCTATCCGTAGCCGAGTAGTTAATCGTGTAAGTTCCGTTGGTGCTCGTGTCCACTGTTCCCGAAGCGGTAACGGTTTCACCAGTGTCAGCGGTTGCTCCAGCGTCCGTCCAACTACCACCGTTCTCAATTGTGTCGGTTCCAGACGTAATTGAGATGACTGGTGCGGTTGTATCCTGTACGGTAACCGTTCTTGACGCATATCCCGTATTGCCTGAGCTATCCGTAGCCGAGTAGTTAATCGTGTAAGTTCCGTTGGTGCTCGTGT